CTTTAGCTAGTGTGATGATGAATTTTCACATGACTAAGTCAGAAGAACTTGAAGAAGATATGGTAAGACATATGATACTTAATTCTATAAGAATGTATCGAACTATGTTCAAAGAAGAATATGGTGAAGTAGTTTTAACATATGACTCTAGACATTATTGGAGAAGAGAAATCTTTCCACAGTATAAACAGAATCGTAAGAAGGGTAGAGAGAATGATACCAAAGATTGGGATAAGATATTTGGATTACTTAATGCTATCAAATCAGAGTTTAAAGAAATACTACCATACAAATATGTAGAAGTGTATGGTGCAGAGGCTGATGATGTTATAGGTACATTATGTAAAGAGTATCAAGACCAAAAGGTTATGATTATATCTGGTGATAAAGACTTTATACAATTACAAAAGTACAAGAATGTAAAACAGTATAGTCCTATATTAAAGAAGTATGTAAATGGACATAATCCAGATACCTATATAAAAGAACATATATTAAAAGGTGATTCATCTGATGGAGTACCTAATGTCTTATCGCCAGACCATACATTTGTAGAAGGTCTACGACAAAGACCATTAAGTAAAAAGAAAATTGAAGCATGGTTAAATAGTGAAACTGGAATGAGTGAAGAAGTGAAAAGAAATTATCAAAGAAATCATAAGTTGATTAATTTAGATAATACACCAGACGACTTACAAAAGTCAATCCTAGATACATTCAATGAAGCTCCATCAGGAGATAGAAGTAAGATATTAACTTACTTCATAGAAAACAAATTAAAAGAACTAACAGATTCAATAGGAGATTTTTAATGGCTGGTTCAACACTATTATACTCAGAGATACTTGACAAGGTTCATAAGGCAAAGACCAAAGAACAGAAAGTATTAATACTGAAACAAAACAATACAGAAGGTTTGCGTATGGTACTCAAATCCTCTTTTGACCCAAATATAGAATGGTCAATACCAGAGGGTGAAGTTCCATATAGACCAAATGAAGCACCTGCTGGAACAGAACATACTGTTCTTGCAATGGAATGTAAAAAGTTGTGGCACTTTATTAAAGGTGCAGACGCACAAACACCTCAACATAAGAAAGAACAAATGTTTATACAGATGTTAGAGGGATTACATGACAGTGAAGCAAAGTTGCTAATTGCAGCTAAAGATAAAAAGGTTCACCAAATGTATAAAGGTTTATCTACTAATGTAGTCAAAGAAGCATTTGATTGGAATGACGATTACAAAGCAGATGACCAAAACGTATACCATCAAAACTCACGAAGTGCAAGTGGGGTTGCTGGTTAATTACGTGCCGATGTAGCTCAGTTGGTAGAGCAGTTGATTTGTAATCATCAGGTCGCAAGTTCGAACCCTGCCATCGGCACCATATGGGGCCATAGCTCAGTTGGGAGAGCGCCTGCTTTGCAAGCAGGAGGTCGTGGGTTCAATCCCCTCTGGCTCCACCATTATATTATAGGAATAAATTATGAAATATATCTTAACAATTTTCACACTACTATTAACATTTAACTTATCATCTGGAGATATCATAGATTCAGCTGGTTACAGATTATATCACGACATGGATAACGAACATGGTGGTGCAAAACTAAGACTGTATGTCGGTAAAGAAACAATACACTTTGGAAAGTTTAAATTTGCATACGAAAGAAAAAGAACTGGTTCTGGTATGGAAGCTGGTACAATGTTTATAGACCAATCATTTAAGTTTTAAATGAAAAAAAATATAAAAAAATTACAAAAGAAGGTGGTGAAAATGGAGTTAGGTAATCCTATATTAACAGTTTTAGTAGGTCTTGTTATATTCTATATTGGACTGAAAATGTTTTCTGGTGGTATGAAATCAATGGGAAATTTAGAACATCTCTCATGGTTTACTGGTAACATTCTTTTTATGTTCTTTGGTGGTATTATTATGACACTACTTTGGCAATCGTCAAGTCTATCTACGACTGCAATCATAGCATTAGTTGCATCTGGTGCTGTACCTTTACCAGCTGCAATTGCGTGTGTATTAGGTGCAAATCTAGGTACAACAGGAACGATATGGTTAGCAGGATTTCTGGTATCTGATGGTATGCCCAAAGGTGATACATTAAGAATTGCAATGGCACATACAGGGGTTAACCTGTTTATGGCTGCAACTCTATTGCCTTGGGTTCATCATATAGGTAGATTCCTTGCAAGGTTTTAATCCTATATTTACTATTGACAAAACCAATGCAAGTATGGTATATATAATAGATAACTTGTTGAAGTGGAACAAGAGTAGACAGGACTGGGGTGCGATACCCCACGCCTCCACCAACCTAGATAGTTCCGAATTAGGGGGCGAAATAGGTTCGACTGGTGCTGGAGTAAAATGGAGAGTTATGGGTTGACAGCCTTATAAGTCAAAAAAGTAAATGCAAACGATAATTTTGCATCTCAAGGTTATGCACTAGCTGCTTAATCGGATAGGGTTACGGTGAGTTCCTAGTAACAGAATACTCACCAACTTTAACTAAGGAGAAGAAGTATGTGGAAGACACCTACAATAAAAGAAGTATCAGTTGGTTTAGAAATCAATTGTTATGCTTGTGCTGAACTATAAAGTATAAGTTAATATTGTGGGGGCCTAAAAATCCCCACACATATAATGGAGATATAATGAGTTTACCGACACCTAAAATAGATTTAGGAACACCCAAAGTGTTCTCACTAGAAATAGAACGAATCGCAAAAGAAAAAGAAATAACACACATGGACGCAGTATTATTATATTGCAAAGATAATCAAATAGAACCAGAAAAGGTATCAAGTCTAATTACCAAAGGTCTAAAAGAGAAGATTGAAGCAAACGCAAGAGATTTAAACTTCCTACCTAAAGTTGCGAGTTTACCAATATAAGTGCAACCTGTTGATGTTTATATTATGTACTGTGCATTGAAAGCACACTTTGGAAAGGGTGATTATGACTTTATCAAATATGGTGGTAAATCGTCTGCAACAAAAGATTCGTTCTGGAAAAGAACAGATAGAATATTCTTTGTTAAAATTTCAAGAAAATATAAAAGAAAAGAAGTTATACTAGATTACCTAGTTTCTAATTTTGTACATAATACAAAAGGGTGGCTAGGTGATTTTAATGATGATAATTATATTGAGTGGAAAAAGAGAACACAGAGTATGACTTATAATTTTAAACAAGAGTTATATAAAATAGACAATCCAAACATTTTAGGTTTTGGACTGGGACAACACCCAGTTTTACTCAAAGAGTATTTGGGTAAAAGAATGTCTATAGAAACTTTGATTATACTAGATGACATAAGTAATTTTACAGAGAGATGGAGTAAAAAATTAAAGAATGATGTAATATGGCCTAATGTAAAAAAACTTATGTTTGATTATAAAAAGTTCTTGACATATGACAAGAAGAAGTGTAAAGTAATACTTAATAGTTTTATTAACCAATTTTATTCGTGAGGAAAATATGAAGAATAATAGAAGTGAAACATTCTTTGAATATAAATGTTCAAAGCAAAAAGACCGAATCAAACAACTCGAAAGAGAGTGTGCTGATTTACAAGTGAAGAACCAAGAACTTGCAGAGAGATGTAAGAAACTTGCATCAAGAGTTCCAGAGTGGCCTAAAGGTTTTAAACCTAGAAGAAAAACTCCATTTAGGAGAGCTGGTGAAACTTCGTCAACTTGATATGGAACTATTCGGTGGGTGCAACTATGCTTGTAGTATGTGCCCACAAGGTTCTGAAAAGGGAAGAGAACCAGAGTTTAAGAAAGCTCTGTCTTGGTCTAATTTTCTAAAGATTATTGATGACGCAGAATCACATGGTGTGGAATCAATAAGTCTTCATGGTGGTGGTGAGCCTACCTTGAATAAGTATTTTATACCTGCTATTAAGTATATTAAGAAAAGAGGTATTCAATGTACATCATTAAGTAATGGTTATAATTTAAATGATTACCTTATTGACAATATAATAGATAGTGGGATTGATATTTTTAAAATATCTGTTGTTGGTTATGATGAACAAACTTATGAAAAGATGATGAGTAAAGACGCATTTAAATATGTGCGTGAAAATGTAAAGAATTTAGTAAGACAAACTAAAGGTTCTAATACTAGAATTCAATCACAGCATCTTATATTAGACCCAGAGAAGAAAGATTATGAAGTAGAACAGTTAAGAAAGAACTGGATTGACTACACAGGTATTGACGCAGAGATATGGTTGATGCACAATTGGAGTGGTACATATGAAGGTGAGTATGAAAGAAGTAAAGAAGACAGACGTGGTTGTGGTAGACCATTTCAACCTATGTTACAAGTAAGAGCTGGTGGGTTAGGTAAACATCAAGGTGCTGTAGTTGCGTGTTGTATGGTATTAGGTAATGATGCGTCTGCAACACTAGGACATTTAGATGACCAGACAATAGAAGAAGTATATAATGGTGATAAGTATAAAGAGTTACGAGATGCACACAAGGAAGAACGATTTGATGATATACCCTATTGCAAAGACTGTGACCAGCTGTATCATGTACCAGAAAGTTTAGTCTGGACAAATATGAAAAACAGAAAATATAAACAATCAAAAGTATTAGATACACTAGAGATACAATGAATTTAAATTATAAAGATACACCCTTTCCATATTTCTATGGTTCACTTGATAAAGAAATGTACCAATATGCACATAAACTTTGGTCAACAGATGAGGAATCAAAGTCATATAATTTATCTAAGAACCGTTCTAATATAGACATAACAGATAAAAAACTTATTAATTATCTTACAAAAGTGGGTGCAGAAGTGAAAGCTCTATCAGATAACTTTGGTATCTTTGAAAAGTATTATCCTAAACTAAAAAAGAAAATCCACTGTAATGATTTAAATTTTACATATTCTGAAAATCCTGTTACAGATAAAGGATACCCATTGCGTGACTGGCATCTAGATTTAGGTAACAAGATAGTAACAGGATTGTGGTATTTCAAACACCCAAAAGAACAAGATGATGGTGGTAATTTAATTCTTGGTAATCCACACACAGGAGAAGAAGAAACATTTCACTACGGTGCAAACAAGATTATACTCTTTCCAAATACACCAAATAGTTGGCA